AATTGATTTAATAATTTAGACATAATGTAAATAACTCCCTACAATATACTTTGGTTTATCTATTGGTTTTTCTCCAGCATGAAGCCATGGCCATTGAGGTGGAAACATAAGTAAAGAACCTTTTTTACAAGAAGCAGAATAGTCCATTTGAGGAAATGTTGTATTCCCTTCTTTGTTGTCATCTAGGTATAAAAAGAATACCAGAAATCTTCTTGCATTTTCGTAATCAGTAACATCAACGTGAGACTCAAAACAATCTTCACCATCTGGCCAATACCTTTTCATTCGTATCGTTTCAAAGTTATATTCTTGTGGCCATTGCATCTTATGAATGTTACAATCTTCTTTATATTCTTCTAAATACATTCTGAAAATATCCATCATATATTTAACATCACCTCGCCAGATATCGTGATCTGATAAATGCACTTGAGTGAATGACATTTTCCAATCAAGGTTTTCATTTTTTCTGTCTTGATAATAATATTGTTCTGGATTATCTTCAAACTTAGAGATTAATTTATCACAAAATAAATCTGGTACAGCATTAGGATAAACTCTAATGTAATTTTCCATTTTAAAACTCTACCATTGACCTAACTGTGAAATCAATTGCGATACGTTTTTCGTGAGTAATGATATCTGCTGCTCTGTGTGGGATTAGTGGATTAAACACATAGAAACTAGTTGGTGGTGCATAGTAGGTTTGTTTGTTCCATTCAAAACCACCACCCCATTCTTCTTTCCAATCTGAATTAAGAACACCAAGAATTTTTAGTACTTTCATATTCTTTGGAATATCATCTTCATGGTCTGTATGTGTGTTGTCTTTTCTATGTTGGTCTTTGATACTACCACCACACCATAATGCTTCTGGATAAAATAGTTTACCACCACTCTTTTCATATATCTGTGTAAGTAATGCCAAACACATACCAGCAATCCTTTCAGTTTTAGGATTCTTAGTCTCTCCATCAATAATCGTCAACTTAGGATGTCTCTTACTGAAGTGAGCTCCATGAGGGTACTTGAAACTCCAATCCTCACTTTCTTGTAATTGATATCTAAGAAATTCTAAGAACATTGGTGTTGTTACATTTTCAATTATTTGTAGTGGTATTGTTTTCACTTTATTCACCTTATTGACTATGGGAAGGCCTGCAGCCTTTCCTGTATTATTTATAGGGGTTTTATATTTTCTAAGAACTGACATATCATTTTTTCTTTACTGTAAAATCAATCGCCAATCTTTTTTTGTCAGAAGTAATATCCTCTGCTGCATGAATGATTGATGAATCAAAAACTAAGAAGTCTGTTGGTGCAAGTGGATATGTAACACCACCATGAATAAAACCACCACCATCTGATGGTAGCCAGTCAGAGTTTAGTGTACCTAAAATCTTTATTCGATCACTACCCTCTGCATGGTCTGTATGAAAGTTATCAGCCCTGTGTTTATCTTTGATACTGATACCACAAGCAGAACACTCTGGAAGGAAATAGTCTTTACCCCCAGCATCGTATATCTGAATAAGTAATCCTAATGCGATACCAGCAAGAACAGAATTTTCTTGAACAATATCGTTGTTGATAATTCTCAACTTAGGAAACTTATCTTCTAATGGAACTGGATTATCAGGATTGTATGGATACAGAAAACTCCAGTTCTCTTGAGCAACAGCCATCTGTTTCATCATGTTAAGATAGTTTGCAGAACAGGCATTTTTGATAACTTGTGTCTTCATTAATCATCTACCTCTAAGTTTTCTGTAGAAAAATCTACTCCTGATATTTTTGCTGAACGACCATGCAAATAAACTAAAGGTTCACTCTGCATATGATCAAGATAGTCAATACCATCTTCTGCATACGCACGAACATTTGTACGTTTTGTAATCACACCATTTTCTTCTTCAATGGTTATAATCTCTTGTCGTATTAGACCTTTTCTTGGTGGTTCTAAGTTTGCACCATATGTCATAATAACTCCTCAATTTCATTCCTTAAATTTTGTGACTCTAAGTTAGAGTCATTAGTTCTTACTTCTAATTTTCCCATAAGAGCAAAGTTGGTTAATATATTTGAAATCTGTGAACGTCTACCAGACAACCATGCTTCAGATTGTGTATCATTTCGTTCTTTGTGTCGCCTATGTTCTTCTTCTGAATCAACAGTGAGAACAAATACTTTTGCATCATGTGTTTCAACTAACCATTCTATATCTTTTGATCTAAAAAATCTATCACCTTCGACTATTATGTGTTTATATTTAGGTTGCTCTTGATTAATAAACTCTCTAAATTTATTGATTGTTCCATAACTAAGTTTGTCAGTTCCACCAAAGGTTTCACCCTCTGGATATTGACCAACAACAAGAATATCATTGTGTACTTGACATTTAAATAGTTTCATGGGCTCAACATACTCTGCCGAACCCAATCCACTAATTATTTTCTTAGTCAATGTAGACTTCCCTGAGCAGGGAACTCCACCAATCATTATTATCATGCTGCTCCTTTTGCATTATTATACGCAGCCTCTTCCAACTTCCCATTTTCCACAGAGGTTGGATTGCCTTTAGAGTGTGGCGAAACATGGTCTGCCTGAATAATCTTGGTATTGAAAACCTGAGCAGGATTGATAGGAACATTGTTAGACGTAACATTTGAATTTACAAACATCTTTGCCTTCTGTGTTGGATTGTGGAAGCGGTCGGTATCAACCTTTACTACAATTCCAGAGTCAGTCAAAGCAGGAATGTAGTAATCATTAACAATCTTGAAACGATGCTTCGTTACCATGTTTGAGTTCTTTGAAAACAAACCACCGTAGGTAGACTTAGTTCCCTTCTTCTGTTCGTACTGAATAGTTTCTGCCATCTTTAAGATAGTCAGTTCAGCAACCTTTTCAATAAGAGCAGTGCGTGAATCGTTGTTGATTACTGGCAACTTCATGTCATTATTCTTCATGTTCTTCAAGATAATAAAGAAATCAAAGAAGAAGTTATTGTCGAAAAACTTGTATTCGTTCTTGACAATAATCTTCAAGTAAGGAACAAAATCCTTCTCAAAGAAAGTCTTGAACTTTGAATATTCATTACCGACAACAGAGTTGTAAAGGTAAGCATTATCCAATTCAGTCTTACCACCAACAACAGGAATATCAACCTTATCTGCATAGATAGTAGCAAATTTTGCAATCATTTCACAAGCACCGAAACGCTTTGCTTTCTCTTCAGTAATCATACCAGATGCAATCATCAAAGGCTTGTACTTGATATTCAATTCTTCACGAATATCAACACAAATTGGTTCTTGTGAAGGGTTACGATGTTCTGCGGCGTTAAGATTAACACCATCGTTCAACATCTTAAACACTTCAGCACGTTCCTCAGAAGTTAAATCCTTGTAGATAAAAATAATCAAGAACTGATTATTCAACTTCTGAACAATCTTAGGATGAGTATTTTCCAACTCTTCAAAAGTCATTGCTGCTTCTACAAACTCGTTGTATTCTTCCTCAATCATTTCACCATTTTCATTGTACTGTGCAAGAAAACGATAGTCACCTTCAGAACACTTGATAAGATTATCAAAAAACGCAAGAAAACAATCGCAACGATTACCACCATCCAAGTGTGCATACTTGTAACCTTTTGCAATAAACTCTTCAAGACGCTTGATAAAAGGTAAATCACGCAACTGTGTTGCAACCTCAAGCAAATGTTCCAAATCACAAATGTGAATGGGAGTAAACTTACCAGTACCGACAATTGCAGTAGAGATATAACCCTGCTGTTTCAGTACATCCCAAACTTCCTCACGCTGAACAGAAAGGTCACGAATAGTGTAGGGAAGATAATTTTTAATAAATTCTGCAATCGTGGGTGTCAGATTTTCTGTCATCAACTCACGAAAGACTTTCAAGTTTTTTGCCATTACAAATCTCTCTAGTTACAATTCATCTTACTATTACATAGTACACGAAAAAGGAGGCAATGTCAACCCCCTTTTTTCATTATTTTGTTTTTTTATGCAGAATATGTTGATTCTGGTTCAAGGGCAATCCAGTATTCTACATCAGTTCCCTTGTTCTTATAGTGACTGATATTCTTAGATGAAATTTCTACATCATAAGTACCATCCAACAATTTCATGTTTTCGACTTTAAACCAAAACTTAAACTCACCTTCACCATCAACAGGACAATCCAGTGAATAATCGTTTGCAGTATCATTCTTCTTGTCACAAGCAGTAAGTGTAGATGGATCACTACCATTCTTTTGCAGAACCAAATCGGGAGCTCCGATTACAGATGCAGCACGTTTCAGTTTGTTCAAGTCTTCGTTAGACATAGTGAACTTAACTTCCTCTGATGGCATTGTAATCATCTTGGTAGGTGATGTAACAACAGACGGATCAGAGTACCAGTAACGTAATCCTTTAGACTTGCTGTTCTCTTCTTTGATAACAACATAACTCTCTTGGAAATCCAATACAGGTTCTTTAAACAGAGACATGGATGCAAGAAACTCATTCAAGTCATAGATTGCAATCTCTTGTGGAAATGTTTCTTCAACCTCTGCTTTTGCAATGATGTTCTTCATTGCAGACATAGTTGTAATTGTGTTACCTTCTTTAATTACAAGATTTTGATTAATCGTTGCAAAGTTCTTCAATACAGAAGTAGTGTGACTACTTAGTTTCATTTTCAATATTCTCCATTTCATTAATATAAAGTGCTATTATACCATAGTGTATCACTTTTAGCAAGTCATTTCTGTTCTTACCATTCTTTTTTCCGTATCGTTGTGCATACTTGAGTATGTTCCCGATACAAAAACCCTCACCATGACCACCATCTATGATAAACTCTGTAGCCTGAAACTTGTCCTTGCTATAGTGTGCATCATAAGTGGAGTCAATATATTCCCTTAGTTCCTCTAAAGTAATATCTTCATTATATTTGTATTTCAAATTAACCTCTAAACTTTTCAATTTTTGCAGTCTTTTGTTCTTCTGACATTCCATCAAATTCTGACATTTTGAATACGTTCATATTAGCAGAGAATGTCCTACGTTCACCCTCACCAGAGAATGGCATGACTGCGTGTTTCAACCACGATGGGAATATCAACATAGTACCAGCTTCTGGTTTTACATATTCTTCTGTAACAGGTCTTAACATATCAATGTCAATACTAGTTGCTTGACCCCAATTGAAATATGTGAAACCATCAGTAGATTCACCACGTTCAGCAGGGGGAACTGCATTTTCAATACACTCTGGAACTTTCAAGTATAGAATACATGACAAACCTG